GCATTATTATCTCGCAAGGCTCTGGGGCCAACGTAACAATTAAAACGGGTCAAACCAAGATCGTGTACTCAGACGGCGCGGGTTCTGGCGCAGCTATGGGTGAGATTGGTACTTTGGCTGTTGCTAACTTAGCTGTAGATACTAACGCAACCGTGTCAGGTAACGCAACCGTGGTAGGCAACATAGTAGTCTCAGGCACCGTTGACGGCGTAGACTTGCAGACGTTAAACAACGCCGTTACAGCTAACACTGCTAAGACCGGAATAACAAGTGGTCAAGCAAGTGCGATTACAGCCAACACTGCTAAAACTGGAATAACAAGTAGTCAAGCAAGTGCGATTACAGCTAACACGTCTAAGACTACTAATGCGACGCACTCAGGAGAGGTCACTGGCTCTGGCGCATTGACCATTGCTAGTAATGTTGTGGATGAGGCTAATCTCAAGGTCAGCAACGGCCCAACTAACGGATATGTCTTGTCGGCGCAATCAGGTAATACTGGTGGATTGACTTGGGCTGCGGCTGGCGGTGGCAGTTTAGTATTCATAGCATCAAGTGGCGCTATAAGTAATGGGACTAGCACTGTAGCATTTTCAAACCAATTTGACTCTTCAAAGTATCACCACTACAAATTTATGTTAAAAAATGTAAGACCAAATAGCAATTATAAAAAACTACAGCTACAGACAAGTTCAAATGGCGGCAGTAGTTTCCTCACTGGCACTGCTGATTATCAAGGAAATGGGAATGTCCAATCTGCTGGCTTTTTCGTAGTCTTTAACTATGTAGGGCAAACCCACGGAGCGTCAGGGGAGTATACTTTATTCCAACCTCTTGATAGTGGGAACAGAACAGTGGGGACTGGAATTGGTGTGGCATCTCAAGTAAGCGACAATTGGTACAGCTGGAGCTCGTCCATAAATGGCAACTACTGGGCTAGAGAGGCGAATACAGCGGATAATGCTGTCAGATTTCTCTGGGAAAGTGGAGCCTTTAGTGGTGGAGAGATTCAATTATACGGAATAGCCAAATCATAGGGGAAACAAATGCCAAGATACCACAACATAAACGGCGAAATGGTGCAGTTCTCTGCTGACGAAGAAACTGCCCGTGATGCGGAAGAACAAGCGTGGGCTGACGAAGCCAATGACAGGGCCGCTGCTGAAGTGCGTGAAGAACGTGATGCACTACTAGCTGCATGTGACTGGATGGCTAACAGTGATGTTACCATGTCGGATGCATGGCGCACGTATCGTGCTGCACTACGTGACGTCCCTGCTCAATCTGGGTTTCCAAACTCTATTAATTGGCCTGTTGAGCCTAGCTAATGTCAGATATAAATGAGCGCGTCTCGGCGCTGGAACGGGATATGATTGCTGTGCAAACAGAAGTTAGAATACAATTTAAAGAGGTTTTTACTAGAATAAAACGCCTTGAAGCCGTTCTAATAGGTACATCAGGTGCCACTATCTTAATGCTACTAGCGATCTTAAACCGTATGGAGTAAGTTATGTGGTACACGTTTTCGCGTTGGTTCTTTATATAGGGGTAGGCTCTAGCCGCACTCTAGCCAGCGAAGACATATATTTCTATAGATTAGACCACTGCAATTACTACGCCCGAGAGATTGTAAGGCGTTACGGATACCCCGATATACAGGATTACGGAACAGCGTACTGCGTTCCAAAAGTGGTCGATCCTGCAGAGGTAACAATATATGATTGATCCAGTTACAGCTTTTGCAGCCGCTAATGCAGCCTTTAAGGGTGTAAAAATGCTAGTCGGCGCTGGTCGTGAGATACAAGATGTTAGCAAGCAACTTGGGTCTTGGTATTCAGCAGTTGCAGATATTACCCGTGCGGAGTCACAACGCAAAAACCCTACGTGGCTAGACAAAAAAACACATGGTACTGACAACATAGAACAAGAAGCTATGGATATTGTTATCCGTAAGAAGACTTTAATGGAGCGTGAGAAGGAAATAAAATTCATGCTTAATATGAGATTTGGTCCTTCTACATATGATGATATGTTACAAATGCGTAGGCAGATACGCAAAGAAAGAGAAGATACGGTGTACGCGGCTATGGAAGCAAAAAGACAAATGGCAAATAATGCGGCTATTGGTGGACTGTCTTTCGGTATTATTAGTGTGCTAGGTGGTGGCCTATATTTAATAGTATTGGCTACGCAGTGATAAATGCGCTAATACTCTCTGTAACACTTGCAGGGGTTGCTAACCCTACTCATGTGAAGTGTCACCTATGGAAGAGGTTTACAGACGTAAATGACCAAAAGGTATGTGTGTATAGATTCAGTGCGGGTTTTGGTGGGTTGGGATATCATTACCCCACGCGTAGTTTTTCAGAGTGTCCGAAAGTCTTTAGTTGCGTCTATGAAAAGAAGGATAAACGACCTAGTTTGTCCGAAATATTAGATGGCCTTAAAGGAGGTTTCTGATGTCTATAACTTTTAAGACTATACTAGAATATCGTCTTATGCCGAGACTTATGATGTTTGTAATGACCGTGATGTATATACGGGTTCTGGAGTGGGGGATGACTTTAGAGGATTTGTCCACACAGCAGTCCACGATGATATCAATTTGTTCTGGGTCCATGACGGGCGCGTTTGCGGTATGGCTAGGATCAGAGAAATGATACAGGCTTTAATAGGACCGTTGGGTAGTCTGGCTAGTAGTTGGCTGCAAGGCAAGACAGATAAAAACAATGCAGAGGCAAGGCTAAAGCTAACTGAAGCTGAAGCAAAATCTAAGATCATGTTGTCTGAAAAAACAAGCGTTGCCGATTGGGAACGCATTATGGCACAGAATAGTGACTCATCTTGGAAGGACGAATGGTTTGTAATTATTCTGTCTATCCCCATGATATTATGCTTTATTCCGGGCATGGAAGGTGTTGTACATCATGGCTTTGAACAGCTTCAACAAGCGCCAGATTGGTATATGTACGCACTTTTAACCGCTATAAGCGCATCATTTGGCATACGTGGGTTCAAACAATTTTTAGGAAAGAAATAGTTATGGGTTACAAGCTAAGTAAACGAAGCCTGTCTAGGCTAGAAGGTGTAAACGAAAGTCTAATAACTGTCGTGAAGTACGCTATAGGTGTTACTAAACAAGACTTTTCGGTAATCTGCGGGTTGCGAACAATAGAAGAACAGCGCGCCTTAGTAGCAAAGGGCGCATCGCAAACCATGAAATCAAAACACATTGACGGTAACGCCGTAGACCTAATGGCTTACTGTGATGGTGGGCGATGGGAACTCAACCTGTACGACGAGATTGCCGATGCCATGAAAGAAGGCGCAGAGGCTGCAGGTGTTAAGTTACGGTGGGGCGCTGCATGGACTATTGATGATTTAGGCGCTTATGATGGTACAGCAGAACACGCTATGTGTTCGTACATAGATACACGTAGATCACAGGCTCGCAGGCCATTTATAGACGCACCGCACTTTGAGATAATGTTCTAGGAGACCCGTCTATGGCCTACACGAAACTACAGTTTAAACCCGGAATTGTCCGTGACGTAACTCGCTATAGTAATAATGGCGGTTGGTTTGATAGTAATCGCATTAGGTTTCGTATGGGTTTTCCTGAGACTATTGGGGGTTGGGAAAAGTTTAACCCCGTAGCTTTTTTAGGCGCATGTAGGTCGTTATTTAACTGGACTGACTTATCAGGAGAAGACTTTATAGGCGCGGGTACTAGCCTAAAGTTTTATATATTTGAAGGTAATCAGGCTAACGATATAACCCCTATTCGATCATCTAACAATGCGGTTACATTTGCAGCTACTAACGGGTCAAATATAATAACCGCTACAGATGCGTCACATGGAGCGGTACTAAACGATTTTGTTACATTTTCGGGAGCAGTATCGTTAGGCGATAAAATAACGGCTGCGGTGTTAAATCGTGAATACCAAATAACCGCAATACTAAATGCTAACAGCTATAAGTTTGTAGCTACGGCTACAGCTAGTGGTAGCGATAGTAACAACGGCGGGTCTAGTGCTAAGGCTGCGTATCAAATAAATACAGGACAACCTAATGCTACTTTTGGTGCAGGTTGGGGCGCAGGTGTATGGAGTAGAGGTACGTGGGGGTCTGCAGCTAATGTAACCATCCCCTCTGCATCACTACGTTTATGGTCTCAAGACAACTTTGGTGAAGACCTTATTATAAATGTGCGTAATGGGGGCATATTTTATTGGGACACTTCGGGTGGAGTAGCCACAAGAGCAGTTGCATTGTCTACTTTGGGTGGCGCACAGGCCGCGCCTACTGTAGCTGCTATTATTCTAGTATCTGAGAAAGACCGTCACGTAATCGCGTTTGGGTGCGATCCTGAAGGCGCTTCTGGCACACAAGACCCGCTAACAATTAGGTTTTCTAGTCAAGAGTCCGCAGTTGAGTGGCGTACCCTAGATACTAACACTGCAGGAGAATTACAACTTAGTTCAGGTAGCGCAATTATTGCCGCAGTACAAACCAAGCAACAGATACTTGTGCTAACCGATATTTCTGCACATGCGATGCAGTATGTAGGTGATCCGTTTGTATATGGGCTTTCAGAAGTATCTAGGAATATTTCTATAGTAGGGCAGAACGCCGCTGTAGCTATAGGAGATGCTGTGTACTGGATGGGTAGAGGACAATTCTATTTATA